ACCCCCTGGACCCACTGGACCCACTGGACCCGCTGGACCCGCTGGACCCGCTGGACCTTGAGGGCCACCCACTGGACCCTGGGGACCCGGAGGACCCGGAGGACCCGGAGGACCACCCGCTGGACCCCGAGGACCCTCTGGACCAGGTGGACCCACTTGACCAGGTGGACCTGTTTCACCCATCTCACCAGTATCGCCATTTAAACCTTCTGGACCCTGGGGACCTTCGTTTCCTGCAGGTCCTTCTGGACCCTGGAGACCTTCGGGACCCTCGGGACCCTCGGGACCCCTGAGCCCATCACCAAAAGCTTCGGATTTGGTGATCTGTAGTAAGATATCATAAAGACGACCCTTATCAAGACGCGCGCGTTTCATCTCAGCTTCAATTTCTTTGCGGATAGAGTCCATTGTAATATATATAAAAGAAAGATTATCTTTAAACTCAATGAACATCATAGGACCCCACATTGGTAGTGGTATTGGTCAACACGCATCAAAGTATACAAAGGTATTTGACAATGCCTCATATCATATGATAGGAACTGAACTCCCTGAAAGTGAACATGGTCTCCTGTTCCTATTACCCATTAAACCTCACATGGATTACATTAAGTATGCAAGAACGCGGGTGAAAAACCTAGCACTCATGACTGTGTGTGAAACTGAAACTGTTCATGAAGACTATGGTCTGATCATGGAACAGTCTAAAAAGATTATGGTACCAAGTGAATTCTGTAAACGTGTTTTTTCTAAACAGTTTCCTGATAATGAATTTCATATCATACATGCACACATTCCAATACCACCAAAGAGACCTTATACGTTTTATCATATTGGAAACATTATGGATGATAGAAAGAACTTCCGTGGAATCCTAGAAGCCTTCATGCGTTTAAATAAACCCGATGCGAGACTTGTGGTCAAGGCTACATGTAATCAAAATGTTGAAATAAAACTACCAAACGTTGAAGTCGTTAATGGTCTCATTTCAGATGAAGAAATGGACAAACTCCACAATCGCTGTGATTGCTACGTGAGTTTCTCAAAGTCTGAAGGTGTTGGGATGGGTCCAGTTGAAGCAGCACTCCGAGATAAACCGGTGATCATAACTAACTTTGGTGGTTCCCCTGAGTATGTGAAAACACAATACACTATTCAGTGTGAACTTCAAGAGTTGGAGAAGGATGATTTCCTATTCAAAAAGGGAATGGTTTGGGGTAAACCAAACCCAAATCAACTCTTGGCGTTCATGAGCGACGCGTACAATAAAAAATTACGTTATATGAATCACGAGCATACTAAAAAACTTGTGGGGAGAGAGAACATCTTACAAGAGTTCCTCTTGAATGTAGTTGGTACCGAGAACAATGAGACCAATTAGAATGGTGCCACTCATGAGGGAACCCTGTTGAGCCATGATAGTCATCACGAGATCGTCCACTACTTGAATACCCGTGGGTTTTTTAGCGATTTTGGGGACGATAATACTGATTGCGATGTAAAGAGCCATTGCTATTATTACAGGTCTAAGAGTCTCCTGATCTAACATCATCATTTATATATTAGCTACTGATTTTAATTCCATCCAACTGGCTCAAGAGACTATTCATATCAACCTTCTTCCCCATTCCAACATCAGAAACTTTATGCTTTCTGCAATAGTTTCCACACACGGCTTTGAACTTACACGGTTTACCAGCCATCGTCGTCGCACAACAAATTTTGGCACTAGTTCTCTGATTGGCAATAACCTCTTTAGGTGGAGCATCCAAGAAAATTATAGCGTTCGTTTTTTTCCTATCCTCAATCTTCTTGTACCGCATCTTCATCTTCCAGGTAGCATCGGCGAGGTGGTGGCATTTATCATCCGGCTCTCTGAGACGATACATCTTCGTCGCATCAGAGAGGCAGGCAGTCCAGAGAGTGTCACGAATCACTTGCATTTTGTTAGTTACTTTTTACATAAAAATGAGCCGACTTAGGTGCTCGCTTCACCTCCAATTTGGGCCAAGTAAACATCAACCTCACCAACAAATTCGGGACATTTCTCAGAGGTCTTTCGGGTCACCATGTCTTGTACATTCGTCACATGTTCCTTAAACTTCTTGACATCTATGCCAGTGGCATTATGGATCTGAGAGTCGGTAGCGATATCTTTGAGAGCGTAGAGGTACGCCGCTGCATAGTTAGCGTGGAGTACTGCGATGACTGGAGAGGCATCCTGTTGGGCAGCTGTGGCGTAACGAGCTGACTGTCTCACTAACTTTTCTATAGACTTGTTTATACCACGAGTTTTGTTTTGCATCATTAGAAATAACACAAAAACTGCGGCTATCAGATAGAGGTACATCTCTTACTTTACCTCAAGAAAGTTTTGACAGTCCTGCATCGTCTTCACATGGTCACCTTCGTCGTTGCGAACTCGGGTAAAAACGTCGTACAAGTTATTGACGTTACCGTAGTAGTTTGAAGCTACGGCGGGTGGATGCTCAAGTGATAGACTTGTCATATTTTGTTTGAGGAACTCATCATATGTATGGTACGCGTGTTCCTCCACCTGTTCAGAGAGATTGTATGCCATCCTCGGTGATACCATATACAGCAGACATGTCAGCCAATAGTATGCAAAGGCTGTATGCTGGGCAAAGAACCGGTCCACGAAGCGCTCATCTCCACCCAGTTGTTCCATGATGAGGAGGTGGTGATACTCATTCACAGTCTGTGCGAAGTGGGTCTCTAGGTAATCGGCACGCCTACATATACCCAATGTCTCGTAGAGATGTAGAACGGATACAAATGAAAAGTATGGTACACGAGCTACAGTTTCAAGGACATAGAAACGAGCATAGTCCCGGTCGTTATATACCCTGTCAATAACCTTCACAGCTGATTTGACGACAGCCTTATTGATACACTTTTCAAACCTGCGAGCAGTATTGACATGGGGCTTTACAGAGGCGAGGGTGAGCATATAATTTGTATACACATTTTGTTTTTAAACAATACCTAAGTTAGAGTTTAGAGTTGTAATACTTCCAAGAAAGTATGGAGAGCGTCCAAAAGCTCACCCACGTTGAACACGTCCTCAAGAGACCCGACTCATATGTCGGCCCTGTGGACAAAACCCATGAATCCTATTGGCTACTGAATAACACGAACAAGAACTTTCAAAAGAAGAACATATCTTATTCACCAGCCCTACTCAAGATCTTTGATGAGATTCTCGTCAATGCCATTGATCGTAATTCCCTCCACCCCAAGAATGTTACCCAAATCTCCGTTTCTGTGGACAAGGAGACTGGTACAGTCTCCATTGAGAACAATGGACCTCTTGGTGGCATCAGTGTTCGTATGCATGAAAAGGAGGGTATGTGGAACCCGGAGCTCGTATTTGGTCATCTACTCACAAGTACCAATTATGATGACTCGCAAAAGAGGATTGTAGGTGGACGCAACGGTTATGGGGCCAAGTTGACCAATATCTACTCTTCCCAATTCTCTATCATCATCAAGGACGGTGAAGAGAAGAAGACCTATACCCAAAAGTGGTCCGACAACATGACTATTTGCCACCCACCAAATCTCACTAAGCATAGCGCTGCAACATCTTCTGTGTCTATCACTTTCACTCCAGATTGGAAACGATTCGGGATGAAGAATATGGATGTCAACATTTACAAGATTTTTGAGAAGCGCGTGTGGGATGCAAACATCTGTACAACCCCTAACTGCAAAGTCAAGTTCCAGGATGAAGCTCTCCCAAAGACTTCATTTGAGGCTTACGCCAAGATGCATGAAGGTGTAACCGAACTGTGTTCAGTGACCACCGATCGGTGGTCTGTTTGTATTGGACCTTCTGAGAATGGTCTAGAACAGGTGTCGTTTGTCAATGGGATCTGCACAAACAAGGGTGGTACCCACGTTGACCATGTGGCTTCTTATCTAGCCAACGGTATCATTGATGAGATGGCAAAGAAGATTAAATTGAAGCCTCAACAGGTGAAGAATACTTTCAACATCTTTGTGAGGGCGACCATTGAGAATCCGACGTTCTCTAGCCAGGTTAAGTCCGAGTGCACCTCCAAGGTTCAGGACTTTGGGAGTAAGTTTGAACCTGTAAAGACGTTTGTCAAGAACGCTCTCAAGACTGGTATTCAAGATGAACTCCTGGCTCTCTCAAAGTTTAAGGAGATGAAGGAGTTGGCTAAGACAGATGGCACACGGAAATCCAAAATTTCTGGTATCCCCAAGTTGGATGATGCGAATAAGGCTGGTACAGCACACTCGGGTAAATGTACACTTATCGTGACAGAGGGTGACTCGGCTAAGACCCTAGCCGTTGCGGGTCTCTCAGTCGTAGGTCGTGATCATTACGGTGTGTTCCCTCTCCGCGGTAAGTGTAAGAACGTGCGAGATGCATCTGTGGCCCAATTGACTTCTAATCAGGAGTTCAACGATCTCAAGAAGATCTTGGGTCTCCAACAAGGAAAAGTGTATAAGAATGTTTCGGAGCTTCGTTATGGTCGGCTTATGATCATGACAGATGCAGATAATGATGGTTCCCATATCAAGGGTCTTATCCTAAACATGATTCATTACTTTTGGCCAAGTCTCCTTGAGTTGGGTTTCATCGTTTCTATGGTGACCCCAATCATCAAGGCTTCTAAGGGATCTCAATCCAAGTCTTTCTATACCGACTCAGCATTCCGTACATGGTATGGGAATGGCCAACAGGGGTGGCGCATCAAGTACTACAAGGGTCTCGGTACCTCCACTTCTGCAGAGGCTCGCGAGTATTTCAAAAAGATTCAAGATCTAACTGTGAAGTTTGACACAGATATCATGTCAGACAAATCTATTGTTCTCGCCTTTGATAAGAAGAAGGCTGATGACAGAAAGACATGGCTTTTGGAGAGTACCGCGAAAGAGTCTAGTGAACTTGAAGTACCATACGGGAATGTCAAGAACTTGAGCATTTCAAACTTTGTACACAAAGACTTGGTGAATTTCAGTCTCGCAGACCTGAAGAGATCCATCGCACACATGGCTGATGGTCTCAAGCCTTCCCAACGCAAGGTTATGTACGCCTGTTTTCACAAGAATCTCAAAGATGAGATGAAGGTTGCTCAATTGGCTGCGTATGTTGCAGACAAGAGTGCTTATCACCACGGTGAAGTCTCCCTCGCAGATACAATCGTGAAACTGGCGAATGATTACACTGGTTCAAACAATATCAATCTCCTTGAACCATGTGGACAGTTTGGTACTCGTCTCATGGGTGGTAAGGATGCGTCCCAAACGAGGTACATCTTTACAAAGTTGACTAAGCAGGCTCGGAAGATCTTTGATCCTCGTGATGACCCCGTTCTCAACTATTTGGACGATGACGGAAGGTTAATTGAACCAGACTTTTACATGCCAACGATTCCTATGGTTCTCGTGAACGGCACAGAAGGTATTGGTACGGGCTTCAGTTGTTATGTCCCACCATTCAACCCTAAGGATATCAAGGATAACATTGGGAGGATCTTGGATGGAAAACAGATAGTACCCATGAGACCTTGGTTCCGTGGTTTTAAAGGGAAAGTACACAAGGAGGATGATACATGGATGATGGAAGGTGTATGGAGTTGGAAAGGGTTGAATATTGAAGTCACTGAATTACCCCCTGGTCGTTGGACGCAGGATTACAAGGAATACCTTGACAATCTCGTTGATAAGAAGTTGATTGGTGGATTTACGAATAATTCAACAACTGAAGATGTCCATTTTGAAATTACAGATTACTCTGGTAAAGATCTCGTCAAAGATCTCAAGTTGAGGAAGACTTTTCATACATCAAACATGCACCTTTTCCACCCCACGAAGGGTATTCATAAGTATTCCAGTCCCGAGGAGATTCTCAAGGACTTTGTGGAACTCCGCGAAGATCACTATGTGAAGAGAAAGGCACACCTCATTAAGGTTCTTGAAACAAGGGCTACCATGTGTGGATACAAGTCTAAGTTTGTCACTATGGTCATTGAAGGTAACATTGTGGTATTCAAACGCAAGAAGCAGGACCTTGAGGAAGAACTTTCCAAAACGTTCCCAAAGATTGGTGGTACCTACGACTATCTCCTCAACATCAAGACTGTGCAATACACAGAAGAATCTGTCAAGGATCTCATCAAAGAGTCCAAACAGGCTAAAGAAGAACTTGAAGTGATGAAGAATACATCACACATTGACATGTGGAAAATGGACATTAAAAATATGTAAACAATAGATAGGTATGGGTGAAGCTGCGAAAATTTCGCTCAAAGCTATTGGAAAGCAAGACACCTTCTTACTTTCCAAAGATCCAGACGAATCGTTCTTTAATTATACCACTGATCGGAATCATTCTAATTTTAGAAAGTATCACAGAAATAGGGTTGTTGTGAAGCCGGGTAATGCAGAGGCTTCTTGGCCATTTAATAAAACGATCAAAGTTGAGTTCAATCCAAGAAATATGGGAGACCTTCTCAGTAACATGTATTTGAGTATAACAATGCCAGCTATAACTGACGGTAACTACGCTGATCAGTTAGGACGACATATTCTCAAGAGTGTCACAATGTATGTAGATGACATTGAAGTTGAAAAGATCTACGATGATTGGGGAATTCTCTATGACGAGCTTTATTTAGAAGTATCTGAAAAGGTAGCAAATAGATTTCTTGTAAACAGAAACCTTGGTTTTGATGATGCACCTACCAGTGCCAGTGTTGCCCGATACGATTCAGACCTCGTCATCCCACTTCACTTCTTCTTTTCCCGTAAATATGCGAGTGATGAATATTCTTCAAACAAACCCAATAGACCTTATTTTCCGGTGTGTGCAATTCACAAACAGAAGATTGAGTTTGAATTTGATTTCCACCAACAGACATTCTTTACGGATACGACGGATACGGTGACTTTACCTTCGTTCAATATTGTCACAGAAGAAATATCAGTAAGCCCCGAAGAAAGGAACTTTTTTACTTCTAAGAGACAGATGTTGATAACAGACCTAGTTAGGAAACACCCAGTCATAGTGAGTGACCTCAACAGGGATGTTATAAAGAACAATCTCGTTCCAAACATTCCTGTGAAGTGTATTCATTGGTTCTTGAGAAATACAAAGTTTGAGGATGAAACTGAAGCTATAGGGAACCCTGTTCCCGCTACAGATGGTGAGCGTTTGTACCAAAATCGTTTCAACTTTTCATCATCTTTAGACTTTTTTGGTGAAAACACATTCTTCTACCCTCTCATGTCCGAGGCTAGCTTTTTCATCAACGGAACTAAACTTCCGAATTTGACTAAAACCGATCACGCATATTACAAATACTTAATTCCATTCCAAAAGAGATTGGCGAGACCAATTAGGAATGTTTATACTTATAGTTTCTCGTTGAATCCGGTAAACGTGGAACCATCGGGAAACTTGGATTTTAGTCAGATACAATCTGAAAAGACTAACATTGAAGTTAAACTGGATACTTCTATAATTGATATTACAACAGAGACATTCTCATTACACATGTATTACACTGGATATCAAACATTTGTGTTTCAAAATGGATTCATGTCAGTTGCTTATTAAAAAGTTTATCCTTATTATTAGAAATATAATCAATAATGTTGTTCTTGATACACCATTTGATGAAATTCAACTGAGCTAGAGTCGTCTGAATTTCATGAGATGTTCCCGGAACTGTATAGTCAAACTTTTTGGATCTACAAAAAGGGTCAAAAAATTGTTTACTATAACCATTCAAACTAGATTTATACGCACAATGAACTGTAAATAGTTTACCGTCACCTGTTTGATAAGTAGTATGATTTTTCTTCGCGTAATTTGTGATAAACCACTCCAGATTGCGAAGAGAAATACCACTTGTTTTGTCCAGTATATTTAGTAGTATAGATTTATTCTTTTCCTCGTTGTAAAAATTGTTTATTGATGTTAGTAGAATATCGTTTTTGTTCATTACTTTATTAAACTCCCAAATCTATAAGCTCGTTAGAGGATTCACAACCGGGACACCCCTTTACAAACATTTTATCTGGACCATGGTTATGTAGACTTGAACTAGAGAATGTTCGTTGACACACCCGTTGACCCTGTACGGTATGATGCTTACAATACCCATTATCAAATGCCTTGAACCCACATCGCTGACCATTATTTTTAGAACCCTTGCATGTAGTACTCGTATACGATTCTGGTATATCTTTAAGAAGTTGTTCTAGAGGTATACCATGCTTCCTTGAAATTTTTTCAGCATACTCATTCACTACCTCATTCACACGGTCTTCCAATTCCTCATCCATAAGCTTTGTAACTTTATCATACAGACTCATCCTTACTATCTATTGGATTGTAGTTTTTAAATAAGTCTTCAATGGATTCCTCTTTTTTCATTCTCGCCTCCTTAAGGCGCGCCCTCAAAGTGGGTAGTGTACCGGTATCCTCTAAACCAAGGCGTTTACATTCTGAAACAAGTTCGTCCTTTTTCATACCACTAAGTGATGGAAGTTTTGGAGGTTTTATGGGTTTGTGTTGGTTGATGATTTCACCGAAGATTTCCTCCTTCACATTTTCATAGAGTGGGTCTAAAAGATCACATACAGGGTTTAGGAATTTATTCATGAAATAGTAATGGTAATCAACCGGTACTCCATTCTCCTCCACATATTTGGGGTCTTCGGCCTTCTCAAACGCCTTTGCCTTTGAATTCTCAGTTTTAGTAAGAAGGTAAGGTACCCTATCACCAGATTGCGGCTCCGAACCAGGTCTCCGCTGTCGCATCTTTGTGACTACTTGGACATGTGACTGATTTATATTGATACTCTCAGGACTCGTAACAGACACAGATTTGCCTCCAACTTTATAGGAATCGGATAGACCTTGACTCAAAATAAGCTTCTGATTTGGTACATCACCCGAAAGAAGTTCAATTGCCCTCTCCATTGCAAGCTCTTTGGGTGGACCGGGATCACTTGAAGTCAGAATTACATCAAGAAGTTCCTTAGATACTTCGCGAACATGGGGTGTGTTATCACGACGCACAAGCTGGAGTCCCTTTACATCAATGTAGTCCATATGCATCTTGTCATCCTTACCTTTCGTCCACAACTTTGCAGCGTAACGCTTCTTACTGTAGAGGAAATAAGGCCAATATACCTTCTCAAGTTCCAAATTGTTGGGTTTCTTAAAAAGAGCACTACACTCATCTGCAGCTCTCTCACCCACTTCCCAACTATAGGCAATGGCATCTTCCCCTTTGCGATCACCCACGTCAAACTCAACCATAACTGAATCAGTGTCACCATACCTGACCTTTGCACCGGGAAAGTTCTTCTCCACATAGTTCTTAGTCTCTTCAATCATAGAACGCCCTTTTGAAGTTGTTGTAGATGCAATCGGAACACATGGAAGAATACCCTTACCAGCACCAGTAAAACCATATACAGAGTTCATACTGATTTTATAGGCTAACTGCTTACCATTGTAGACTTCCTTCATGAAACCTGACGCTGCAGCCATATCTCTCTTAGCTTGCTTACGAAACTGCTTGAGCTCTAGAAGGATTGCTGGTAAGAGACTTGGTACACCCTGTGCAAACTTGTAGGTGCGATCACCAATATTGAAAGTCTCATATTCAATACCATCTATGTTACCATACTTCCTCTCATCCATGACATAAGACGAATAACAGAGGTTGTGGGCCATCATGATACTCGGATACAGTGCTTCAAAATCTAGGGCTGTAATTGGTGTATAGTAGGCACCTTTTTGTGCCTCCAGGACTGTAGCACCTTCATAGGGTTCTTCAGGAAGGGCACCATACCGAATAGTCGGTACCATGAATCCAAGTTCCCTCGCCTTCTTGGTCAACTGGGAAAAGACCTTAATCTGCTGCCCACGCTCCACCAGGAATGGAACTGGTACCCATGTCGCCTTAGCCATCTCAACCAGGTTCAGTAGAGTACAGAGCTTTTTCATGAGTCTGTGTGGGAGTAGGGTATCCTTAATACAATACTCAGCAACTTCCTTCAACTTTACAGGATCTCCCTCTTTGTATCGGGCAAACATCTCCTTGGGAGCCATATCAATCTTTTGATCTCCAAGGTAGAGCTTGGATACGCTATCAAGCTTATAGCTGTCCAGTTTGTAACCCTTCTTAACCTCATGGAACATATCAAAAATAAACCGACCACTCATCGGAAGAAGCTTCAAAAGGTTATCACCCAGTGCACTTGAAGAAAGCTTCTTAATCACCAGTTCAGAGTCGGTGTCCTTGAGCTTTCCCAAGTTATAGAAGTCATAGTGACACCTATTGATTTGTGCACGCTTGTAAATGTACTCCATATCAAACCCGAAGATGTTCCAACCAGTGATGATGTCTACATCTTTTTTGTGAAGATACTTCTGGAACGCCTCTAACATCTCCCTCTCTGTTGCATAACTACGGATGTCACAACCCTCTAGAGTAGGGTCTGTCTGTTTATAACAAAGGCATGTCTTATCGTAAGGTTCATCAGAGCCAAACTTACACAGGGAGATTGCAATTTGGAAACAAGCATCACCAGGGATGTTTGCATCAGGAAACTTACCCGTGGAGCTATTACACTCAATATCTACTGATGCCACAACAAATGGAGCGATGTCATCCCTAGCAACTGGTTTAAGTGTTGTCCAATCATTACAGAAGAGATCAATATCTACGTTCGCGAGATGAGATCTAACACACATTTCACCACTGTCCAACCAACCAGTGGACTGAATACCAGTACGATGCATCAAACGAAGTACTGGATCTAGATTGGATTCATACACTTTAACATTCCTCACACCAAAAAGTTCAAAAAGTTCGGGGGTTGTGTTAAGAGGTTTACGTAAAAAGGAATCCACGAGGCGACGAGCCTGTAAATCCTTAAAAGTAATTTTCATAAATGCAAACTCCTCGTTATTTTGGAAGCCCCAAACATCTTTGGATTTCATCAACGAGTATGAAAGTATAGAGTCTTTACACTTATTACCAAGGATATCGTAAATTCTCTGAACCTTTTGGGAATCAATACCACTTGGAAGTTTAATAAAAAAATAGGGTATAAAAGAGGTTGTGACACAGACCGACTTCCCATCCTCAGTCTTACCGAAGATACTAATCAAGTGTTCATCTTCGCCGTCTCTCGCCTCCCATGTGAGTGCTTGGAAGACTACCATTGTGTAACTAACGACCGAAAATTTTAATATACTTTATTAGTAAAAATGTCTGCCGCTTTGATTGACCTTGTTTCTAAAGGTGCTCAGGATGTGTACATCACTGGTCAGCCTCAGGTCAGTTTTTTTCGTCAAAATTACAAGCGCCATACCAATTTCGCGATGAAGCCAGAGCGCATGGATTACATTGGCACCTTCGCAGCCTCCAACGAAATTACCGTACCAATTCGTTCCAAGGGTGACCTTCTCAGTTACATCTGGATTGAGGATACCCTCATCTCCAATGTTGCCACAAACACAGATGGTCTTTTCTCCGCGGGTGCTTCCAACCCAACCACCTTCGAGTTGTGGATCGGTGGTCAGAAGGTCTCCGAACTTGACTCCCTCTTCATCCAGGGTGCTTACAACCCCCTTCTCCGAGATAACTCTGCCAAAGCTTCGTGCACTGTCACTACCAATGTTTCCAAGGAGAACCACGGTCAGAATCACTTTATGATTCCATTCTTTTTCGGTGAAGACTGGACCAAATCTCTCCCTTTAGTGGCTTTACAATATCATGAGGTGGAGCTTCGCATCAAGTGTCGTGACGGTTACACTCCCCAAGGTACCCCCAAGATCTATGGTAACTACATCTATGTTGACACTGATGAACGCGCTTACTTCACTGATACAGAGCACGAGATCCTCTTCACTCAGACTCAATACCAGCCAGCCACCAACACTGACACCGAGTTAGATCTCAGCTATTTCAACCACCCTGTGAAGTCCATCCACCTCGTATCTGGTGCCGCCGCCGGTCAGAAGTGGTACGACGAGTACACTTTCAGTACCTCTTCTCTCTACATCAACGGTACTCCTCTCTATGAGAACACTTCTAACGTGTACCACCACAATGGTGTGCCACAGATGCACTGTACCGATCTCCCAGACGATGTTTTGGACGATCTCCCAACCTACTCGTGGCCTTTCTGCCTCACGATGAGCAAGGCGCAGCCCAGTGGAACCCTAAACTTCAGTCGTATAGATAACGCGAAGCTTGTGGTGAACAACGTTTCCGGTGGTAACACTCTCCACCGTGTGTACGCTGTCAATTACAACATTCTCCGTATTAAGAATGGTATGGCTGGTGTCGCTTTCGGTAACTAATTTTATACACACTAGTAATTATTAAAATTACATATGATTGAACCTAATTTCAATGATATGTAACCTAAGTTGTTTATGTTTTTGTAAAAATCCAACTCAAAATGGATCTCTTTCATAAGTTGATTGATTTAGTTGACAAGAATGCAGAACGCATTCCTGAGGGTGACTACGTGGACATTTGTAACGTCATTAAAGACCTACGTGAGAGGGTGAAACCACCTTCATTTCTTCTTAACCAAAATGACCCCCTTTGGATTGCCAATGGGCAGTTGCCATCTGACGCTGACACCATTGCCCAACGAGACCGAGAACTTCTTCATCAACAATGGAGAGAAGTTGACGAAGAAGTTATGTATCCAGGTCTGGATGTGTTTCTAAATGAATTACACGAGGCATGGGCTGGTACTGACAACCCCGTAGAATCAGATGAAGATGAAAATATCTCAGTTGCAGTTGTGACAGAGTAATTTAGATTTCTAGTTTCTTAATAACAGATGCGAGAGAATACATGATTGGTGGTACAGACAGAGACCCCATAGTAGTCATGAATGCTGCACTGGCATCCTCGGGTGTTTTGACCTCTCCATTAATGACTTTAGATATAGATTTTTCCATAATTGTATCAACAGTTGTATCAATAGGTTTCACGATCAGAGGAATGGCTGCAAGTCCAACGAGGGTTGGTAAAAAATGAAAGAACTGACTATCATCTAAATGTTTATTTGATACAATGCTAGCAGCCATGCTTACGATAACCCGAATGATTGAACCCGGCCAGAAAACCGAAGCGAGCATCTGCCATGTCAGGGTTTCAGTTGAAATACGGAGTGTATCTTGAAACTTTTCACCTTCGTCGGCATCCTCATAAGCTTTTTGCCCCTTATCAAGTGTGTCAAACATCACATAAGATGCAGCGACGCAATACGACGCGGGCAATCCCCATTCGGGAAGATAGGCTGTAAAGGCTTCTCCAAGTTCATTTGCATATCCCATATAACGCAGTGAGGTTTCGCGGTAGGGATCAACATTTTTGTACGCGGTGGAATAAATCTTGAATCGTTTGTTAAGTTTTGTATTGCGGGATACATGGGGTTTTACAACGGATAATGGTTTCAAGGCGATCATTATCTCTGCATACTTTTGTCTGCAAACTTTATACCACGTTAAGGTGCTGACGGATCTATTCTAGCCAAAGATCGTGGTTGTATATGTGCTGAAGGATCAATAGTAGCTGGTGCATACACTATTTTTAGTCTTGTAAGTTCTTGTAATTGTAAATGTATTTGTTTGAGCTCATTACAAATTTTAACATAAGCCCATTCCTTCTTTGTCGGGAACATCTCATCATCCATGATATCCATGATCTTTCGTACGTGTTCCATACCTAAGTGAAGCCCAGAATTTATATTTTTCAAGAAAACATGGAAGACCTCCAAAGTCTTATGACCTGCCTTGACGACATCTCCAACAAAATCGGAGATGGTATGTACTTGGACATGGCCGACAAACTCAAACGCGTTCATGACCACATGAACGGTAACAAACAAATCCACGAAGACACGTTCTACTACAGTGATGATGATTCAGAACTTGAAAGTGATGATGACTCGGACAGTGACTACGAGTCAGGTTCACCGAGGAGGGTCCTCGTCACTCCTATCAGAGATCAGCTTCTGGATTATGTGAAGAAGATGCATGAGGAGTACAGGGTTCTCATGAAGTGTGAAAAGGAAGCGCGCCGTACTTGGACCCCCATCAAGCGTATGACTGCGTTTCGAAAGAGTCAGGCTATAAAGCTGTGGTGTGAAAAGAACGTCAGATGGGCTTCCGGTGGTGAGGCTGGGGAACTCGTTGGTTGCATATCCACCGCCGCCGTGCCGACAAGCGGCTGGACCTGGGAAAACCTGGCGGAAAACGGTCTTCGGACAATTGTGGTGGAAATTGCAACCGAGGAGGAGAAGGTAGCCTTGGCGAACCGCCTTGGCTGGGCAGCAGTCTACTATGATGAACTTTCACTCAAAACACTCCAAAAGCTTCCCGTCTTTGAGAAGAAGATTTACGATGACTACAAGGAAGAATGTCAAAGGAAATGGTATGTCGCCCTCCAAAACGCTAAGTTAAAGGTCTTAGAGGGGCAGGCAAAGATGACCAGGTGGGAGATGCTTTGTACGGAGACGGAAGAAAAGTTGAGGGAACTTGATGCTCCTGTCTTTGCTCGCGACAACTGGAACTCAGAAACCCGTGACTTTTGGGCGAATGATGAGGGACGAATGGTGGACAACGGGTGGGAGGCACGGGTAGAACTACGCCGTTAAATAAATAGCACCTAAGTTTGTAAGAATATTTGTATTTTTCAAGAAAACATGGGAACTTCCCGAAGCCACCCACTCCCCACCGGTATTTTCGTTGAGATGAAGTCCTCCCAGAACGAATTTGATGACTGGACTGAAGAGGATTTTGACCGAGAAATCAAGAGACTTCGGCAGCGTGTCAAAGAACTAGAAGCCAAAAAAGTAACACGTGTGGATCCACCCGACGATGACGATGACGATATCATGCACGACCCCGATGTTCGTGAGATGGTTGAAAATGGTGAACACACCTGTCACATGTTTGACGCACCTTGCCAGGCATGTGAAGATGATGATGAAGAAGAGGTTGAAATGACACAAAGTGCTGCGATTCAACGCGTTGACAAGTTACGTGCACACTTTTGTTAACAGTCTGTAAGTAAGTCAATCTCTTGTTCATATGTTTGTGACATGAGTATAGATTTGAGATCTCTAGAGAATGTAATATATGTTTTAGGAATGTCACCCCAAAGTCTCTCATTAGAAACAAAAGCATCCATATTACCCTCCGCCAATAATGGTTCTAGAAGAACCCAATTTGGTTCATTGTAACGTATTTTCGTACACCCCCTAGAAAACCTCTTTGCATATATGTACCACGCTACGATGCTCTTATATATATACATAGGTCTCTTCCCTTCATCCAAACATTTACGAAGTGATGGAACTACAAACGTATGAAACTTCGTAAAGCCATCCATACATATTCTTTCTAGGTCATCAACATTTGTAGAGTTTGAAAATCTCTCTTCAACTTTGTCAACATATTCATGAATATCAAATGGAAGTTCAATATCAATTGATGGAATAATTTCTTCATTTTGAAGTTGTCTGAAATGTTTACGATGTTTTTCATCATTCATGACTTGATCAAAAGTCTTGTACCCCGAGAGAACACCCAAATACGCCATGGATGTATGACCCCCATTAAGAATGCGAATCTTCGTCTCTTCGTAAGGTTCTAAATCTTGGGTCACAGTTGCACCAACCTGTGTCAAATCTGGAAAGTCGGAAGCAAACTTATCCTCGATGACCCATTGTGTATACTCTTCAGTTTGGATAGCAGTATGCCCATATCCACCAAACTCCGATTCCACCTCCTCCATTAATTGCATTGTACTCCTAGGTGTTATCCGATCAACCATACACGATGGAAATTTTACATTATCCTTTATCCAATCTGCAAGTTCGTATTGATTTGTCTGATAAAGATATGCCATGAATTGTGTCTCTAACACAATACCGTTTTGACGAATGTTATCACAACACATGATCGTTATAGGTGTTCTCCTATTTCTGAGACCACATGCGAGATATTCAAAGAGGGGTGAACCTGGTGTGTAACCACTTTCCGTGACAGTTACAGTGACCAGGTGGACACTCGGAAGGGTGAGGAGGTGCTTAGCGATTGTTCTATTCTTTGTCCAGTCTATGTAATCGAGATGGGAACGTACCATTCTGTATGAGGTAGGTGTCTTCATAACGTAATCGTCAATCTCTCTAAACCCCTCATTTCTGAGATTGACAGCGACGATACCCCAACGGAGATCTCCAGTCTTTTCCATATAATCATCAATATACACGGCCTGATGGGCTCTATGGAAAGCACCATAGCCTATGTGGACTATTCCAGTTTGACATTCAGATTTATCATAAGATGTTTTATACATACGTTACGTTCACTGGATATTATTAATAATCTCATTTGTCTTCTCATACATTCGCTTTCCATGGAAGGTATTGTCCTTCTCTCCTCCCCAAATAACAAGGCGGTCTTCAAGGAACGCCTTGAACCTCTCTGGGTCATTGGAAGACTTGTAGCGGATCTTTTCACCTTCCATAGCCTTATTGGCTGCATCTACACGGGCATCCATTGAACGCTTAGCAGACTCAGAAGGAGTGAGACGAGTGGACACATCAGCAGTCTTCTTGCTCATTTCTGGATATTAAATGTCTGCTATCTTTATACGAATGATATTTGCTCTAGGTGTGTTCATTTCATTCTTACTGTATAAAAATAGTTGTAGACCACATTGTCCCTCCAAGTTGAATCAAATCAAAATATTTGGTAGAACTCTACACTTACATCATTGGCTCACAAGTTTACTCGCGTTAGCTTATTTCAAGAATCCTTTCATCCGTGGACTTCTTGTAGGTGGTGTGATCCATGGAATTGGGATGTATAGTGATTGGTATAAAATAATCAAATAGTATAGTAAATGATAACAGGATTCCAATCTTGGTGATTCATATACCTACTTATTATGTCTATTTTTTAATAATCTGTCAAGTCTTAGTTTATCTTTATTCATAAATACGGTAAGTTGTGTGACACTTCCTTCTATGAGAACTTCACCATGGTGGCTATTTACATATTTTGAAATTTGATCAACTCTAACAAAATCAACTTTAGTCATTTTTTGGGGTGGAGCCTTACTGTGGTATACAGCTAAAACAGCAGCATCCCTCTTAGTCTCCTTAGGAACTACATCACCTTCATAACAGATGACAACATGTGAACCAGGACAGAGAGAAACATGCATCCACCACTCATTGGGACTACTTGTCATCGTAAGTTCGTCGTTTTCTTTAGCCGATTCACCAACTCGTAAAATAATACCGTCCAGGGATTCATATGTCTTCATTGTGTGATAATATTACGAAAACTTTATCTCGGATAAATTAAATGCACGTCGTTCTTAAACCCAGTCCTTCTGTAACCCACAACTATCGTGTCATCCTCCCAAGTAAACGAGCCATTGACTTTGGTCATAAAGGCGTTCAATATTACACAGATCATGGTGATGCTCGTCTCATGCGTGCACATCTTATTAGGAAAGGTGCTGTGATTCCTAAGAAGTTGCGGATAGAGACAAACCACAGTGAAATTCATCGGGGTATGCTTGCTGTAGATGAGAGTGAAAAGGAGGATTGGGAGGACTTTTTCAGGGCCGAGTATTGGGAACGGTGGATGCTTATGTCCTACCCAGATGTAAACAAGGCCAAGTTATACATGACAATGACCAAGGGTGTTCTTTTCATGCCTCAACCAGAAGACTTCTGGTTCTGTGACTACTAGCTGGGTATTTCTTATTTTCCCGTAGAACCAAAACCATCTGAACCCCTTAGAGTTTCTTGAAGGAGACCAATTTCCTCAACAGGTGGTGTCTCACACCTCTCTAGAATAAGTTGCGCGATGCGATCACCCTTCTTGATTTCAAAGTCTTCCGTACCATGATTGAATAGGACGACCTTAATTTCACCGGTATAATCGGGATCAATCACACCTGCACCAACCTGAATACAGTGCTTAGCAGCTAGACCAGAACGCGGAGCGATGCGACCGTAGCAATCAAGTGGAATACAGAGAGCTATCCCAGTTCCAACGATTGCGTTACCTGCTTGAGACGGTACAACAGTGTCCACAACGCTGTAAAGATCGTATCCAACACTACCATCAGAACCACGAGTTGGAAGAATAGCATCGTAAGTGAGTTTCTTAACTCCGAGGGGCATTTCTACTTTAGATTAGTTTAGTATCCTTAAGTCAGTTTGTGAACACCGCGGAGATATACCACGGTCGCGTCTTGATTTCATTACAGTATAAATACTACAACACATGGTACCATATATAACTAAGGGTACAGCTAAAATCAACACCCACATTTAAATTATATGCATATAATAAAATGGCTGCGTCTAACGGAAGATCTTTATTCGGACCAAACGCGGTCAAACCAGGTACAACCTATCGTATGTACACACAGGCTCAGGTGAATAATATGAGAAAGACTGATAAACTCAAGATTAAGAATCTCGAAAATAAAATTAGGAACCTTGAGAAGCGTATGAAAAAGTAATTTATGTAAATATACTCATGAAGCTACATCATGAATAAGAATGATAAGATCCTTATTCATAGTGTAATGTTCAGACTTGCCGGGGATCGAACCCGGAATGTTGGATTAGAAGTCCAAAGTGATATCCATTTCACTACAAGCCCATGAATGTCAGGAGTGGGATTCGAACCCACGCGTACATAGTACAGGCGATCTTAAGTCGCACCCCTTAGACCTACTCGGGCATCCTGACACCGCCTCCCACGCTACAATATATAGCACTCAAATCTTTAAGCATTTTGGTGGTGGTTCAAACGCTAGCTTTTCTGCTAGTTCTTTGCGTTGCTTTAACTTTTTGATGTCTGCTCCTTGACAATCATGTACCTCTAGACGAAAGCATTTCATACAGAATTGACCTTCACAGTATTTGCAATCCATGGGAACTCCGCACTTCTTTTTACACTTATCACACGGCATTTTCTGTTGTTAACTCAGATAAAGATTTTAAGTGACTTTTGTTCAGAATGTCCCTCACTTACGCGCTCGCTAAACCAGTCACCCCCACTGAGTATACCCGCCTCAAGACAACACTAAAGAAGTCTACGATTGGGTATGGGACTGCTCTCAGTGCATCCTATTTCATCGCAAAAGGTGCTGATCATGGTGTATCCGCGACACTTGGAGCTGCTGCATCATACGCGTATATGACCCTTCTATCTGATAGGGTGGACAAGTTTGAAAATTCAGCATTTCAGAAGGAGTTTCTGGCACCCCTCGGTCTCGCTGCTTTTGAAGTGACATGGAATAATGCACCTTTCGCATTTGACTTTGATTATGGAGCTACTTTCGTGGGGTTTCTCGCGTACAAATTTGCACTCACCACAGTCCTATATGAGACCGTGAGGGAGATGATGATAGGGGATAGCGAAGATACAAATGAAAAAGAATATAACGATCTTTCTGATTGGGTTAAAAAATGATAGTTTAAAGATTGATACTGTTATTTAAATATGAACTGGTGTTTTAGTAAGAGATCCTTATCAGCTGTTGACGATTCTACCCCAGTTTTCAGTTTAGATAATTATAATGGGTATGCTAAAATCACGAGTGTGTATGACGGAGACACGTTTAACGCAGCTATCATTTTACATGGTCGCGTTTTGAAGTTTAAATTTCGTACACTTGGTTACGACTCTCCCGAAATGAAACCGAGTCTTGGTATGTTTAATCGGGATGATCATATTCATTATGCCAGACTCGCCCGAGACTTGTTTAAACAAGAGTGTGGTTTTGATGATCGCGCTCCTTATGTGATATGGAACCCCTTTATATGTAGAAATAAGGTTAATGGCTGGGTGTGGATACAATGTTACAAAAATGACAAGTATGGTCGTCCTCTTGTCACAGTTTACAGAAATAGGGGAGATACCATTTCTGTCAACCAGAAAATGATTGAAAGTGGAATTGTAAACGTTTATAATGGTAAAACAAAAGCGGTATTTTGATAATTTACAGCTCAACACGGTATCCGGGGGCGTTTAGTCTGGAAAGCTCACGGGCAACCTTGACGACGCGACGAGGAGACATGGTTCCCATCTTGATGCGATTCACGAGCTTACCCTTCGCACTCCTATTGAGACCCTTCATGGCACCGATACGCCTGATGGCCTCCTCCTTGGTGAGGGGCATCGCCTTCTTGGAAGGCTTGGGTCTGGGTGCGGGAATCTTGGTGGTCATGGCCTTCATGAAGTTGGCAGCAATCTTCTTGTCAAGAGCCTTCTTTTCCACACGCTTCTTAGCGGCAGCGCGCTTCTTAGCCGCCTCTGGGAACATCTTCGCGAGAGGCACATTGTTCATGCTGTTCTTCGCCTTACCCTTGATGGCACCACACAGCTGATGGACAGTCTTCTTCTCGGTGTTGATGCCATACTTCTTGGCAACCTTCACCACCTCATCCTTCTTGTAGAGACGGCACTTCTTGCGACCGATTTTGAGATCACCCGCCTTGTCTACAGATACGAGTACTGGAGTCATTGTTTAGTATATATTGAGAAAATTATTGGTCTTTATTAAAAGGGATGATATCTACTCTCACGTCTCACGAAGAAACCCAAATGGAAAAAAGTAAAGGCCAAGGCTCGTTGGGTTTAATTCATCTCCCCAGTCTGAAGGAACTTATCAATCTTGTTGGCGATACTCTTCCCGATACCGGTAACCTTTCGGGGACCCTGTGAAATCTCGGCACCGTGGGTGACTTCAAAATCAAGACCGCGGATACCTTGAGCCGCCTTACGGTAGGCGCGAACCTTGTGAGGATCATCATTTGAAGAAGCGAGTTTGTCAAGATGCCAAGCGATCTCCTCGTTGGTGGAGACTGGATTGGACTCCATAAAGTAATCATCATGGGTTTCGTCAACGGCTTTGGACCTCTCGAGCTTCTCAAGTTTCTTGATCTTACCAGTGTCAAGGAATTCGTTAATCTTAGCAGCAATGCTCTTGCCAATACCCTTCACCTTCCTCGGACCTTTTGCAAGCTCATCACCATTGGTCACCTTGAAAGGGAGGTGCTGGACCGCATACGCTGCGTCGTCGTAAGCTGCAGCCTTGTGAAAGTCTTCCTCAAAATAGGCGAGGCTGTCAAGGGCTTCAGCGAGTTCCTCGTTGTAGGAAACAAAATAGTCCTCGTCTTCGTCGTCAGACTCTGGGTCATTAGAGGCGACGGATTCAGAGTCCTCAAAGTACTCAGTGAGGAATTGATCAACCTTGGAGGCGATACCCTTTCCGATACCCTTAATCTCGAGGAGGCTCTCACCATTCTGCACATCAAAGTTGAGAGTGGCGATGATATCCGCAGCTGTGTTGTAAGCCCCAGTCTTGTAAAAGTCTGAAGTCAACTCACCGAGCTCCCTGAGGTGCCTGGCAATCTCCTGGTTCAAATTGAAGGTCTTGGTTCGCGTAGTCGTCTCGTAGAGAGAGGGTTCATTAAGAACAGCTCCAACCCTTTGAATCTCGTCATCGAGAAGCTTTGAATTGAGCTTCTCGAGAGTGGCAACTCGCTCTTCTTCAGACTTTCGATAGAGTTCCTTGAGTTGTTCAATCTTCTCAGCTTGTTCCTTGCAGAGATCCTTGAGGTACTCATGTTCGTTGACGAGGTTCTTGAGTTCGGTAAGCGCGTTCATGGTAGTAGACATTTGAAGTGAATTATTTTTATATTGATTTGGTCCGACTTAGGTGTTTAAAGAATATATTTGCGATAAATGAAATGATAACTCTCAGGCCTAACATAATACGACCGAGTGCTATACTCCGCGCCAAGAAAGATGATTTTGTGGCCCCATCTGATGCTCCCGGTGAAGGGAATAGACGATTCCCAACATGGGATGAGAAGGATGAACCCGAGATGAAGATGGTAAATCCCATCAAGAAGTTCCTAATGGATATCTTCAAGATTAAAGAAGTTGATCACGAAAAGTTTCGTAAAGAAAACAAATGGGCTATTCGCATAGATGATGATAAAGAATAGAATGTATATACAACAAATGTCTCCCCTCACTTTGACTTTTATGACCCCTCCTAGACATCGCTGTGTCAAAACTCACGCAGTCACCGACCCCGCGCAGTATGATTTAGAAATTAATACAGCTCGTGGATTTAAGTTTCATACTCCAGTTAAGACTAAGACTAAGACTAAGACTAAGACTAAAGAAATACCAACTGACCCTTCTCAATTTGATACTGAGGAAAACTTACATAGATACATTAATGATAAAAAGGATTAAAAACAAATGAATATTAATAATTATAATATGGATCCAAGCAAGATTCCCAATGTCGTCAAGCAAATCCTTCAAGACCGTGAGCTCCCTATGGACAAGAAGATGACCGCGTTCATGATGTTCATGCCAAAGCTCCCCGAAGACCCCAAACTTAACACGATCATCAGTGATAACCTCGTACTTGGTAAGAAGATTAAATCCCTCATTGATGAGGGTAAGATTGAGTTTGGAAAAATTGACAAGAACTTCAAGTTGGGTGTTTCTTGCCCTAAGTAACCACATGTTCTATATTTTTCCATGTAAAATGTATTCTATTTTCGAAAACGACTCTGTCTACAAAATTAGTGACTCCTTCACTATGAGTAACATCATGAACATCGTAGAAAAGATGAACGTCGCTATACCCCACCATGAGTTTGAACCCGAACCTATCAGTGAAGGTGGTATTCGTGTGAAACTAGATGGGGGTGGATATAAAACATTTCGTTTCAATTTTCACAACTGGCCTTATTTTGGTCGCTATGGTGTGAAAATTGAAGATCTTGATACAAAATTAATTGTCAATGACTTTACTGGTAAAGGGAGAATGTATTCCCATTTCAGAACTTTGTATGGTGCACCTGAATGGACGAAAGATGAAATTAAATGCATTAATAAGATTATATCTGAAGAAGGGATGAAGAAGGTTAGGGTTTAACATACACGGGTAATGAACCCTTTGGTGGTCTCTTACAGAATATCTTACAGTCGCATTGTTTGCTAGGGCAGAGGATCTGCTTTTTAGTAGCGTTGCATCGTGTCGGTAACATGATATCTTTTGAAAAATAACGAAGTATCCTGTCTATGAGTATCATAACTTTACCATAGATATTCCATAGCCCATTTCCTCTACGACTGGGTCATTCCTGTAGTCTATTTTGTAATACACCTTTTTGATTCCACTACTCGCTAGAGCTTTGTAGCAGTTGAGACACGGATAATGTGTCACGTACGCCACACAATCATCGATGGAGGCACCCCTCTTCGCCGCATCCGTGATTGCGTTAATCTCCGCGTGGATCGTCGCTTGTTCGTGTCCACCCCTCACAATGGACCTGTGTTCGCACCCACCTAGAAATCCATTGTAGCCCATACTGATGAGCCTATTGTTTTTCACGAGGACACACCCCACCTTCAACCTCTTACACGGAGATCGAACAGAGGCGAGATCTGCGACGTTTATAAAGTATTCATCCCATGTAATGCGATCAGTCATTACGAACCTAAGTAAATATACTATTCATCATATTTTTAAGTAAAAAGTAGTATGGTGAAGATAAAAGAGGTTAATTTACGTGTCGGAATCCTCAAACGTCGTGATCCCGGAGAGTATAGTAGAACACCGTTTATTGAAGAAAATAGGGTTCGTTGGGAGAAGTTTATCAATCTCAAATTGAAAAAATCGCGATTGAGATTGTTAAAAGCAGATGGTAAAATATGTAAAGATGATCCCATAGAAAACCTTATAAGTCTTTGGACAGAGAACGCCGCTAAAGTTACTACACGTTTTTTTGATGGGAAAAGTCTGGGTAAGTTCTGTATATGCTGTCGTCAAAACAAACATCTTACACGAGCGCATAGTCTACATGATAGACCTGAATTGCTGGAACGAGCAATTTTAGAAGCTCCTATCATTGATGATGGACATGAATGCCATATTTCCTCGCGCTGGGTCCTACGTAGATATATAGAACTTCACACCAAATTTCCGATTGTCCCATTATGTAAACTGTGTCATCAATATATAGACAGATGATTTAGCGTAAATCCTTATCCGCCGTGTAGTACGTCTTCCCTTTAGTGGCGAAACTATGAACCCTCGCGTACCCCCACGCTTGTGGAGAGGCTCCCGGACGATGCCCGGTTCTCCACGCAGCGAGTCCCCTGTTGTCGCTGG